TAAGAGCCTATTGAGGAAGAATCCTCTGGTCTAGGAAGACCATGTGACGGAGATGCACCATGTATGGGAGGCACAGAGAAACCACCGATGGATCCTTTGATCAAGCGTGCCATTTGGATTATCGCACGTATCCCGACCCTGGTATTTCGGTCGGGAGCTACGATACTCTGGCTGGTCGCGTTCGATTTAAGGCCATCGATGACAATCTTACCCCTCACTACAAGGCGTTACTGAAGTGCGGAAAATTCCTTCCGCTCAACCCCATGCAGGTTGTCACGGTTGATACAGTTCGTCATAAGGTTCACTGGGATTTTGCCAGCCTTGCTTCCGGCTGGAAAATCGTTGGCGACACTTGTGGCGATCTGGGTATACCGCGACGCTTGTATCCTGATGCTCCTGATAGTGCTGAGCTGGATGGCTTGGTGCTTGATGCGAGTAGCAGGGCCTCGAGTGCAACTCTCGATGTACTTACCGAGCTGTTTCAAGCTCGGCAAGATTTGGAGTTGATGAGGTCCGTTGCGCATGCGTTCAATAGCAAAGTACTGGACCTAGCCAAAGAAGCTATCCGTTCCGGCCGTAAGAATCCCTGGAAACGTTTCAGGGAGCTTTGGTTGGAGGAACGCTTCGGTATCAGGCCCATGTGCTATCTGTTTCGGGATATGGCGAAAGCCTACTCGAAGTTCTTGAACTCACATGTGTTCAACGTTGGGAAGGCAGCAAGTCAATTTGACATCTCTACCCGTGATTTAGTTACTGGTGATAACGGATACCAGGCCTATATGACGGAAGATGTCCTTGAGGGGAAACTAAAGCTAAAAGCAATTGCGTATGTTGAGCATAGACTGTCCAACATACTCGGCTTTGACCCTTTTGTGACCGCTTGGGAGTTGACGAGATACTCGTTCGTTGTTGATTGGTTTATCAACGTTTCCGGATGGGTATCAACGCTGCGCCCGAGACTCACGGGTCAGTTTCTTGGTGCTGGTGATAGCTGGGCGTACGACGTCACCTACACGCGGACTTTTACTAGTCTTGCGCTGCATGGTGATGGTACGGGTTCCTGCCCTCCCGTCATTTGGACCGAGAAGACATTGAGTTACACGAGGGAGCCTGCATCCGTTCCCTTTCCCAGCTTCAACCCGAACCTCAATTGGGCGAAAGTTGTTGACCTTGCCGCGCTCTTTGTTACGGGGCGTGAAAAGGTCTTTCGCTTGCTTGGTGGTCTTCGTCCATGGAAATGGCATGGACCACTATAGGTTGAAGTAACTGCTGTTTAACGACAGGAAACACCGATGAATATTACCATCGGAGCCACCTTGACTGGTGGCAGCAGCGTCGCGCTCTCTCCCGCTGGGAACATTCAGGGGAAGAGTACGTTCGTCACTCCAGACCATGCACGTCTCACTCCTCATACGGTGGAATTCACCGCGAGTGGTGGCACGCCTTCCGGGGATAACCCGGGAGTTGCACGGACTGGGATGAAGATCACCTTCGCCGATCGCCAGACCGCCGAAGGTTGCTGCACAGTCGCAGCGGGAGCCGTCATTCTCGACTTGGGTGTTCGCTGGAGTCTGAACCAGCCGACCACCCTCGTTGATGATGTCGTTTCCTACCTGCGGGGGATCGTCTATACGACCGCGTTTGTTGACGCGATCAAGAAGGGCGTCCTCCCGACTTCGTAAACACTTGGAAACTCGTGTTTGCGGTGCCGGCCCACGAACTTTGTGGGAACTGATTTGTCCTTCACTCCATTAGGAGGTATAGATGAAGCTCGCCAGCTTGAAAAACTGGGACAATGCAGCAACCGCAGCCACCCCGGAAGGGGTTGCGCGGAGGTTCGCCACACAGCACTTCGCCAGCGATCCGCGTTTGCACAGGGTAGCGTTATCGGCTTTGGATTTTTTCAAGGCCGGTGACGCCCCTGCTGCAAAGAAAATCGTTGAAGAAGTGCCTCGTACTGAGTTCGGTACGAGCCAGGACTACTACGCATGGGCGCAGTTCAAAGCGCTCTTTCTGAAATCGTCCATTGCGGGCGATGAAGATAAACGTCGTAGCGCTGCAAAGAAGAAGTTCTTTGCAGCTGAGGATTCGTGCAAGCGCACGAATAAGAGACTGCGGTTTTACGCAGTGCATCCGAATAGGGAGAATCCTTTAATGAGGAGTATTCTGACTCGGACGCGGACGTTGATCTCCCAGGTACTCGGCACTTTTACCGAGTCTACTCTGGAGCAGCTTCTGTCTCTTTCTCGACCTGGTGGTGGTACGGCAATCGGCACGAAGGATATTGCTAAGGTTACACCTCCGTACAAATTGGGGTTAGAAACTGACCTCTGTTGTACTGAGGCTTGCCTTCCATACGCTAGGATGCTTGTGGAGGGTTCTCCTTGTTGGCTCCGCGTTGTTGCGGATGTTGATTGGGAGAGGCGATTGATCTCGGTGCCGTACGTGAAGACGTTCTCTAATCGTGTAGCCTTCGTCCCTAAAGACGCAGTGACTGCACGTACGATTGCCGTTGAACCACACCTCAACCTTTGCCTGCAGTTGGGCGTTCATGAGTACGTTTCGCGGAGATTGAATTCCGTGGGCGTATCCATTCGCGACCAAACGCGCAATCAGAAGTTAGCTCGAAAGGGCGCTTCTGACTGGCTGGGGTCAGATCCGTTGTGTACTTTGGATCTGTCTAGTGCGAGCGACACTTTGTCGATAGCGCTAGTTGAGAGGCTTCTTCCTTCTACGTGGTGTGACTACCTGCGTTGTTTACGCAGTCCTAGTTATATCATGCAGGGGGGGGCTCCTGTTGAATACCATAAATGGTCTTCGATGGGCAACGGATACACGTTTGTGCTGGAAACCCTGATTTTTTGGGCGCTGGCAAAGGCGTGTACGTCCTGGGTCGTGGGTGAAACCACGGTTTCTGCGTATGGCGATGATATTATCGTTCCGCGCAGCTCTGCAGCTCTACTGATGGAGGTTTTAAAGTATGTGGGTTTCTCCGTTAATGTGGAGAAGTCCGCCGTCTTTGGACCCTTTCGGGAAAGCTGCGGTGAGGACTTCTGGATTGACGATCGTGTCGTTCCGCTTTATTTTCGCGGAATGTCACAACTTAGGCCGACGGATATCTATCGTTTCTTTAACACCTTTCCCAAGGTGTTTGAGCGCGGAGATATTCCGTTGTACCTACTCCGATGCCATCGTGGCCGTCCGGTTTTATACGGACTGCCCGTTGCTGACGACTCTTGCTGTATCTTCCGAACCGACCTGGATTTTCTCAGGAAGGCGAAGTTGGTACGTTGGGATAGTCATTTTCAAGCATGGGAGCAGCGTGTTGCTGTTTACAAGCCCTTCCGTGGGCGTGTGGCGGCAAACGCAGGGTTGGCGGCCGCCCTCCTCGGAGACAGAAATGTCTCTGATGAAAGGTGGGCCGCCAAATCGTCGCTCAGGCGTAGAGGGTCGTGGACCCTCAAGAGAGTGATTTCTGGTTAAGG